GCCCAGAAAAGAGTTCCGACACTTTCACCTTTACAGCGTGTCTCGTAATCCTTTTCAATTTCTTCTTTAATTTCTTTATCCAAATCTCGAGTTTTAGTGTCAACAAAATCTCTTTTCTTCGGATTCTTCGAGCCTTTCTTGTTTAAAGGGTAACCAGCACTAGCACTCATATTCATAGGAGATGAATTAGGTGCTTTTTCAGCAGTTACTGCTTCAAAAGTCGAGACAGGAGGCTGCATGTAAGGAGCTCTCATATGACTGAGTATCTCATTACTTACTGCTTCCTGACATAGTCGTCCAATTTCATATTCAACAGGATACGTGGCATTTCCAATAGTTGCAACACCATCTAAAAGAGGGTCGCCACCATGTGTATAGCGTGGGTCAGTTCGTGTTTGTATGCAAGGTTCATTTCGAGGTTCATATAAATGTGCTTGAAGAGGTGAGGGCAAGATCTTTGTGTCAAACGTATGATATGGTGCATCAAGTACAGTATATTCATATGTAAGATTCAAGTGGTCTTGAATACCAGAGTTCGGCTGAGGTTTCTTAACCTTAGCATGAATCGGAGTTATAATTGTTTCATGTCCAAGTGCTTCACCAATAACTTCTTTATAGAACGGTACAGCATAACCTGTTTCCGAACCATATCCTCCATTACCAGCAACATGCAATCCAAAGATATTACCATTAATATCCATATAAGGTGACATACACATGCCTTTCCTTTGGATACTTGTTAAAATCCATTCATCTATCTCTGCGTTTCTATAATCAAGTGCTTCACTTCTGCAATAATATGTAGCATCTAAAACGGGATCAAATTCTACTTCAAAGATACTTGAAATTTTAACACATGAATCTGTCAAATCAAGTACGTATGATGTAGGAGCAAGACAGTGTACAATTTCTGAGCCATAGCTGTCGTATTTAGGGAAGACTCTACGTGTGATGTTTTTAAATTGTTGTATTCCTTTGTTAGGCAAAGTAATAAAAGCAAGTTCATAAGCTTCAACTTCTTTAATGTCACAATCATCCCATTCAACTAGAATAGAATTTGTATTGTAACCATTATAAATAAAACTTGTTTCGCCTGTAACTTTTCGAACAAAGGCCATATGTCGCCATGCGTGTAGAGGCACTACTACGCTAGTATTTTTAATTCCAAGTGTATAAGTTTTCTCTCCACCATATGATATAGTACCAACGTTCTTCTTGTATGAATCGGTTGCTTCTATCACAGGTCTAGGGACTTCTTTAGTTATTAAACTTTGCATTTCGACTATAGTTGGCTTAACTGAAGCACGAGTGTTTAAAGCTCGTGTTAGCGGCTTTCTAGCATTTTTTCGGG